AGATATGGTATTGTAAAGATTGGTATTAAAGCTGCTTCAGGTTCAACACTTACAGAAACTACTAAACAAGACATTGTAAATAAATTAAAACCATATAATGTGGCTTCAGTATCTCCTCAAATTGTGGATCCTGAAACAACTTCGGTATTATTAACATCAACTGTTAAATATAATACATCAACAACAACAAAGTCAAGTGATACTTTGAAATCAGAAATTATTACAGCTATTACAAATTACAATACAAATACATTACAAAAATTTGATTCAATATATCGACACTCAAAATTGACAGGATTGATTGATAGTGTAGATACAAGTATTTTATCTAATATTACAAATGTAAAAATTAGAAAATCTTTTACTCCATCTTTAGCGTCATCACAAAAATATAATATTTACTTTAGAAATGCTGTATTTAATCCACACACAGGACACAATATGGCAGCTGGTGGTATTTTATCTTCAACAGGATTTAAAGTAACTGGAAGTGACTTAGAACAATTTTTAGATGATGATGGTTCAGGCAATGTGAGAAGATATTATCTTGCTTCAGGTATTAGAACATACTCAAATGAAACACAAGGTACAATTAATTATTCTAACGGAGAAATTACATTGAATTCTTTAAATGTTGCTTCTATTTCTAATATTAGAGGTGCAACTTCAACAGTTGTAGAGTTAACTGTTACACCTGATTCAAATGATATTGTTCCTGTAAGAGACCAAATTGTAGAATTAGATGTAGCTAACTCAGGTATTACAGTTACAGCAGACACATTTGTAGGAGGCTCAGCTGATGCTGGTGTAGGCTACACAACAACATCAAGTTATTAATGACAAATGGCAAAATTTAATGATAAAATTTCAACAATACTTAACAGCCAACTTCCAGAATTTGTCGTTGCTGACCACCCTAAGTTTGCCGATTTTCTTAAAGTCTATTATCAACTTTTAGAATCAGCAGAATTATCCATAGACACGATTGAGGGTACAGATGGTATTCTACTTCAATCAGAAACAGGTCAAACAAATAATTTAGTTTTAAACTCTAGTCGAAAAGATACGGCTAGAACATTACTAGACGCCGGTGATAAAATACTTTTAGAAGAATCTACTTACGGTAAATTTACTAGAGGTGAAGTAGTTACAGGTCAAACATCAAAAGCAACAGCAACAGTTTTAGTCGAAGACATTGCAAACAATAGATTAATCATATCAGCACAAGATAAATTTATTGATACTGAGGTTATTGTTGGTGCAAGTTCAGGCGCTCAAGCAAACATAACAAATTATAGACCAAATCCTGTAAATAACATTACAGACTTAATTAACTTTAGGGATCCTGACAAAGTTATAAATCATTTCTTAACTCAAATGAGAGATGAGTTTTTAGCAACATTACCAGAAAATTTAGCTGCTAGTGTTGATAGAAGAAAACTAATTAAGAATATCAAATCACTTTATAGGTCAAAAGGTTCAGTTCGTGGCCACGAAATGTTTTTTAGAATATTGTTTGGTGAAACTTCAGAAACAATATATCCTAGAGAACAAATGCTTAAAGCTTCAGATGGTCAATTTGATTCATTAAAAGTTTTAAGAGTTATTGCTTCAGTAGGTAACGCAACTTTATTAATTGGCCGTACAATTACAGGTCAAACTTCAAACGCAACTGCTATCGTAGAAAATACATCTACTTTTCAAATTGGTGCATCAACTGTTACACAATTAATTTTAAATGCAGATAGTATTCAAGGAACATTTACAGTAGGAGAAGAAGTACAAGGTACAACTAATGACACAGATGATTACTTTATTAAAGCAAATGTTACAGGTATACCTGGTACAAAAAATATTACAAATGATGGTTCATTAAACAAAACTACCGACACAATAACATTGACTGCCGGTGGCGAGGGTGCATTATTTCAAATTGAAGATATAGGACCAGGAAAAGTTACAGAGATTGTAATAGATAATAAAGGTACTGGTTATGAAGTAGGTGACGCATTGACTTTTGTAAACACAGGAACAAGTGGTAACAATGCAGCTGGATTTGTTAAAGTCATAAACGGTGGTATTGCAGACCAAAACGGAAGTACGGCAGCTGCTACAGGTGTTGAAGACAGAATTGTTTTAGAAGATGAAACTACAAGAGGTGACGCATATGAGGGTAAAGTTCTCATGCAAGAAAAATTTACTGACTTACAAACTATTGAGGAAATATTTTTAACAAACGGTGGTGGACAATATACATCATTACCTACAGTTACAGTTACATCATCATCAGGCTCAAGTGCAATCGTAAAAGCATATGGTGATGAGATAGGTAAAATTGTTAAATTAAAAACCGTTTCATTAGGTAGAAGTTACGAAGAATTACCTACACCTCCGGTTTTAGGTTTCTTTAACAACATGATTGTAACAAGTATTTTAGGTTCATTCGTAAGTAACACTACAGTTTCAGGTGGTACTTCAGGCGCTACAGGTACAATATCAGATTTTGATAGTGATAGAGGTTTATTAAGAATTAAATCGGTATCAGGAACATTTGCAATAGATGAAACAATTACATCAAGTTCAGGTGGAACATGTAAACTTAAAAAATTAGATATATCTACAGCTTCAGTAAATGTGGTTTCTATATCAGACACAGATGGTGCATTTATTAGTGAACGAGGTAAAGTTTCAGAAACAACAATGAGAATTTAAGATAGTTTATATTATCAAGATTACTCTTATGTGATTAAAGTTGGACAATCAATCGCAAGATGGCGTGACGCATTTAAAAAGACAATGCACACATCAGGTTTTTATTTTACAGGTCAAGTTGATATTGAATCACAGATTGTTGTAACGGCAAAAGGTCCAGTTAAAGGTGTTACTTCAGGCACATTAGAAGCACCATTACTGTCACTTGTTAATACATTATTTGTAACAGTATTTGGTAGAAGATTAGGAACAGCCACAGATGGCACATCATTACGAACAACACCACAAATTGGTGGTAATTCAGATGTTAGTACAGACTTTAGAGACCACTTTGACGCAAACACTAGAGATTTGACAGCTTCAAGAGAAGACATTACAATTGACTATTTAAGTCGACCTAGAAATCTATTTACAGACGGTTCAGGTACAGTACATGATATTAGAAGTGGTTATGCATACGGCGGACCTAGATATGGTTCATTAAATAAATATGCAAATAGTGTGTTTGGAACAAATAATCCAGGTTCTTATGCAAATACATTTCAAAATTTAAATGCGTTGAAAATTGAAGGTACTAAAACAGCTCTTGACGGACAACAAGTTCCTATATTCTTATTTACTTCAAATGAGATAGGTAAAAAAATTAGAATGAATTATGCATTTCCAACTACTATAGGATTTAACCAAGACTTATTCAGTAATACACTAACTAAATTTGATAGTGATGGATTAACATTTGATGATACTACACCGTAAAAACCTTATAAATAGTATAAAGAGATAACAGGAAACCATGGCAAAATTAACAGTAAATCGAGGTACCACAGCAAATGACGGAACAGGTGATAATCTCCGTGATGGTGCTAATAAAGTCAATCTAAACTTTACAGAAATCTATACAGCTATTGGTGATGGTTCAACAGTTGACGGTACTATAAAGATTGCTGATGATAGTTCGACAGTAGCAACAATTTCTGCTAATGGTGAAACATTAAAAATTTTAGGTGGTACTGCTATCACTAGTGTATTATCAGGCAACACTTTAACAATTGCTGCTGATACATCATCACTTATTACGGCTACTGGTACAACCACTCTTACAAATAAATCTATTGACTTAACTGATAACACACTAACAGGCACTACAGCAGAATTTAATACAGCATTAACAGATAACGATTTTGCTACATTAACTGGCACAGAAGCATTAACAAATAAAACAATTAATGCGTCTAGTAATACTTTATCAAATATTGTTAATGCTAACTTATCAGGTAGTGCAGCTATTACAAATGCTAATTTAGCAAACTCTTCAATTTCAGTTGTAGGTGATGATAGTTCAGCACAATCAGTATCATTAGGTGAAACATTATTATTTACAGGTGGTTCTGGTATTA